TCAGACGGCTCTGAACATCAGGTTCATGTCGTCCGGGTAGGCGCACTCGCGCCACTCGGCCTCGGCGTCGCGCCAGAGTTCCGGGTGGACGTCCTTCGGCCAGCGGTGGGACCAGCCGTCCTCGGCCGCGATGGTGGCATCGTCGTCGTTGACCAGGATGTACTCGTAGTTTCCGTACTGCATCGTGAGCTCCTTTATTTTTTCCTGTCTACCCGCCCCTCGCCCTGCGGGCTCAGGACTTCCATTTTCAGGGTGTGAGGCACCAACCGTTGATGTCTCGGGCCCCTTTATTTCTTCCGGGGCCCCACCCTGCCCTCCCCGGGGTTCCTTTATTTTTTCCCGTGGAGGCACCCAGCACCGCCCGACCGGGGATCTTTCTATTTCAGCAGGTCTGAGCGAGCAGCGCGAGCGACCGCTAACGAGGTGCAGGGGTATTTTCTACGCGGGCCTCAGAATATCCCATTTCAGCGTGTGGGGGTGGGTGTGTATGAGAACCTGTAGCTCGCCCGCGCCCCAAAAATCCCCCGTTTCACCATATTTATTTTCGCCGGCGGGGCGCCGTAAACGGGCGCCGAAATAATTCCCTGGGCTGGGTCGGGTCTCGTGTGTGGGCTCGGCCTCAGAACTTCGTGTTTCACCGTGTAGGGGTCCTGTGTATGTGTGGCAGGGGGAAACACCAGCTCAGAGCGACATGGGCCAGGGCGCGTTTCAGGCTGTAGGGGCGGGGGCGTTTGCTACCACCCGGGGTCCTGGGGAAGCCCTACGGCGTGCGACGGCACACGCCGCACGCCGCAACGCGGGAAGCCCCCACCTTCCGGGTGGGGGCGCTTCGTTCATCTTCTGGTGAGGTTCCGCCAGAAGAGGGAGAACCCAACCCAAGCCAGCGGAACCGTGACCAGCGCCGCGCCGGTCCGGTACCCTCCCAGAATCTGGGAGGACACCTTGTCCACTCCCTCTCCGAGCGACGCACCGAGCGCCGTGAAGAGGGTGATGAAGAGAACCCAGAACACCGTCATGACCACTTCGTCTACTTTCATTCTTCGTTTCCTTTCTTCTGGTGGAAGAGCCCACCCTTCAGGACGGGAAGCGTTCCCGCTCTGAAGGGTGAGCCCCTCTTGCGAGGGGCTGCGTTCATCTGAGGAAGAGCCAGAAGGGCCCGAACCAGAGAACGGTTCCGATTGTGATACCCATTGCCAACTCGCCTACTTCCTTCAACATCTTCGTTTCCTTTCTTCGTTGGTGGAAGAGCCCACCCTTCAGAGCCTGCCCACTTGCAGACCCTGAAGGGTGAGCCCCTCTTGCGAGGGGCTCTCTTTCAGAAGGGGAGGTGGTCGGGGCTCCCCTCGACCTCGACCCCCACTTCTTCTTCTGGCCAAATCAGGGACCCGTCGGGCCCCTCGATGTACCCGATATCCATGAGCTGGAGTCGAATATCTTGGTTGTACTCCCGCCAAGCGTCTGCATGGGGGTCACCACAGTAGAAGCCCTCTTCGTCGTACTCGTAATCGTCCATGTTTTCTCCCCTTGGTTTGGTGGGCCTCACTGTGAGGACCCACCCTTCAGAGCGGGAAGCGTTCCCGCCCTGAAGGGTGGGCCCTCCCTTGCGGGAGGGCCCTGCCTTGTCACCCTGCCTTAGTGACCCAAGCCGCTTCCCATGCGGCTTCCCCGAGGTTATTCATGGCCTTCAGGTCCCTCACGTTCAGGACCTGCCATAGAGCCCCTCGGGCAATCCGCATCGCGGCTTGCACCTGCTTCCGTGTCGGACCGTTTCGGTCCGACCCCTCGCTTTCCAGATTCTGAATCGCGAGGAGTCGCTTCGGACCGTAGTGTCCGAAGGGGAGCTTTTCCATCTTCCACCGTGTCAGCTTCGCGACGGTCCCGTACTCGACCGGACCGTTTTCCCGAAGGATGTCGGACAGCGTGTGCTCCGACCACTTCCCGAGGGTCTCGACGAATCCCCGTGCGCCCCGACGCTTCACGTCAGCCCACACGGTCTTCATCGCTGTCCCGAAGTACTTGATTCCCTCGGGGGCTGCCTTCCGATCGTTTCGCTGAATCGTCAGCGACTCTCCCGTCAGCCGCCCCTCCGTGTCGTACCGCCTGAGCGGCACAACCTGAAGCCAGCCGTTCCAGACACAGAGTCGGACGAATCCAGCCACAATCGCGATTCCGCAGTCGTATGGGTTCCACAGACTCGGACCGTCGACCTCCCATGGCTTGACCCCGAAGCAGACGTTGCCGTCTTCGTCGAAGACCTTGCCGTCTTCCGGGAGCCAGTCAGGGGCTTCGAAGCCCCATCCCTCGCGAAGTCGAATCAACTCCGCGTGTTCCGTCGGGAGCAGACCCTGCCCGAGCTTGGGCTCGTCGTACCGGGATGCGTGCCACGCGGCTTTCCCGATGAAGTCAAGGACCCCGTCTTTGAGAGGCGGCAGGAGCCGTCGGGGTCCGTAGACCCCTGCGGGAAGCGCCGTTTCTCTCAGGTGCCAGCCCTCTCCGCGCTTGCCAGCGGCAAACGCGTCAAGGACTCGCTCAAGGTCACGAGCCGTGACTTCGGGATTTTCGACTGCCTCCCCGAGCCTATTCAGAAGCACGCGCTTGGACTTGGTATCCAAGGCGCGGCTCAGAACTGCCGAGCGGGAAAGCGGGAGGGGCTTCGGACGGCTCACGGTACTCAGACCGTCAGCCGCCGCCTTTGCTGCGCGTTTCTTGTAGTCAGGCATGTTGTATTCTCATGTTTTGGGTTTGCGCCTCAGGATGGGCCCCCCCTCGCGGAGGGTATGCCATCCCTGGGCTGACCCGATATTCAGTTTTCAAAGAACCCCCGGGGTTCCCGCCCCGTTCGATGAAGCAATAGTCTCATGCCCCGACGCCGTTGTCGAACAAAGTTTGTAGGCCTATGTCGTTTCGATTGAAACGCCGCAAACCCGCATACAAGCTGGCCCAAACCCTGTTGCGACAGGTTTGGGGCCACACTTGGAGCGTCCCACCCACAAAAATTTCCCCGTATGCACTTTCAGAATGCCCGTGTAATTATTCGGGAAAAATTCCCCGCATGCACTTTCAGGCCGCGTAATTATTCGCGCAGCCCGTAAATACTGGGAAATTAATCGTTTTTCAGGGTGTATTTTTCTATTTTCTGGGGCCTATTTCTCTCGGCCTCAAGCCGTGAGCTTCGTCCCGTCAATCACGCATTTTCCGTCCTGGATCAAATAAACCGCCGGCTGATTATCTTTCCAGAGGACCCCAAAGCCCTGCTGCCAGTCCGGGAATTGTGACCCCGGCACCGTACCGTCTAGCTTGGCCAGCGTGCCGCAGCCCATCGAAAATACGGTCTTGCCTTGGGTATTTTCGTCGTAGTGGCGGTGGAACGCCAGCTCCAGGCGGTGGGTGTGGCCGAAAATCGTCGATAAATGGTAGGCGCCGAGCATTTTTGCCGCCGACTCCCCTCCCTTCCGGCCAATCAAATGTCCGTGCGTGGCGAAAATCCCTGGCGCCACGGGTACGCGGGCCCCGTAGGGCCCCGCGTACTCGATTTTCAGCTGCTTTAATCCGAGCAACCCTGGTACGTCGGTGGCCCAAAGCAGTTCAGGGGCATTTTTTGCCAGATAGTCCCGGAGCCTACGCTCATGATTACCCTCTAAAAGTACGATCCGAGAATTTGGGCAATTAATTCGGAGAGTTTTCAGGAAGTTGTGACCCGCCTTGATAGCCGTCAGCGTCTGGTGGCGGTGCTTTGGCTCCACCTCCCACCGCGAAAGCGCCGGCAGGTCCAACAAATCGCCCAAAATCACGATTTTCTCGGGTTGGTAGGCCTTGGCCACCGCCAGAACCACCCCGACGGCCCGCTCGTCGTGGATGGTGCGCCAGTCAAACGTAGGCTCGCCGTTTTCCGCCAAGCCAGTCTCGCAGGTAAACCCGAAATGCACGTCGGGGATGCAGAGCACCTGCATGGCGGTGCCCAAAACCTCCGCCCGCGGCTCGACGGAAATATTTTCGTAGACGGGCCCAGGAATTTTCGCGCCCCGGGCCTTCAGGTGCGCCTTTACCTGAAAATTCCCCGTCGACCACGAATTTACGGTGTAGCGCTCGACCTCGTATTTTTCGGTGTCGACGGCGGCTTCTTTCAGCAAGGCTTCGAGTCTGCGAATTTCAGAGAGCAAGGCCTCGTAGACCTCGCGCGTAAATTCCCCGACCAACCCCGGGGCTTTTTTCCCCAGCCGCTCCAGACAACGAGCGTAGGACGGGCGGAACGAGAGGTACCGGTGACCGATGGCTTCGCGGAATTGGCTAAGTTTCATGCCAACACCTTGTCAGCCAACCAAACCAAGGTAAACCGCTCGTGCTACGCCAAGTCACCGAAGTCGTCGGGGCGGAGGTCCCGCCAATAATAGTGGCCGTTCTTTTCGCCCGGCAGGTACCCGAACCACGGCACCAGAACGTGGTGCTCCATGGCCCAGCGGCGCAAACCCCGCCAGGTGGTGTAGTCGATCCCCAAGACCTCGCAGAGCTCCATGGCCCGCCAGTAACCTTGGTTGCTACGCATGAAAGCCTCGAGCTGCCGTAGCAGCCCGAGGTAGCGGTTGTAAGTCTTCAGATAAGCATTTCGCTGCATTTTCGGCTCCTTGACCCCAAGTATAGCCAAAACTTTTCAGCGAGCAAGCTATTTTTTCAGGATGCAGTAGACCTGAGCATCCACGCCGTTTTTTCGTGCCCTTCGAGCAGGTCCGTGAGGAAATTAGCCGTCCCCTCGTCCCCAGCCTCCTGGGCCACCTTAATTACCTCACGCAGGTTGCGACAGATCGACTCGTGGTCCTCCTTGAGGATCCGAACCATCGTCATCGCGTCCGGGACGCCTTCCTGCTCGGGAATCGAGGCCATCTCGAGGAGGTCCCGCATCGAGCAAGGGGCCATGTCGTCCAGAGCCCGAATACGCTCCGCGATCGCGTCGATCGACTCAGCGAGGGCCTCGTACTGACCCTGAAACATCGCGTGGAGCTGCTGAAAAAAGGGCCCCTGCACGTTCCAGTGAAAAGCCAGGGTCTTCGTGTAGACCACGAAGGTGTCGGCGAGGCACCGAGCCAGCTCATCAGCCAGGTCACCCATCGCGTCCGGAGCAATTCCGATTTCAGCGTCCATGATTTTCTCCCGGGTAGGCGTGAAGGGTACTCCTACCTGCTTTCCCCGTCCAGCCTGAGTGCTCGGCTGCAGCCGCCTCGTAGTGATCGAGACAAGTCACCTGCATTAATCGGGCTAGTGCAGGGATTTGGTCTCAGAGCTCGGTCGCGACGTTCGTCTCCGAGACGAAACGCACGATCCGAGGGGGCTCCCGATATTCCAAGGCGTGCAGCCGTACCCAACGCTCGGCGGTCTGGCGCTCGAAAAAGACCATGTCCAGCATACGCGGACCCATGATCGTCGTCACCTCGATGCCCCAAAGCTCGTTGGTCGTCTGGTGCATGCCTACCTCGTAAAAAGCGACGCCACGCGAACCCGTCTGTTGCGTGGCGTCCTTGGGCTAGCATTAAGTGGGGATGCGGTGCCCAAGTTCCCTGTCGCTGGAGCAGCAGGTGTTACACACCTGCCCGACTTTCCGTCCAGCGTCAAGTAGTCAGCGGAGCTTTTCTTCGAGCTCGAGCTGTGCTGCGATTGCGCGAACGCGCTCTTGGTCTCGCTCGCGTACTGCCACGTTGTGGAAGGCGTGCGCCAGCTCCAGTTGCCCTTCAATGTTGGCCACGCCGGCCAGCAGGGCGTAGGCCTGCTTGGGGGTGAGGACCAGCTCTTCGTCCACCACCGGGTGTGCAATAAACCGCAGCATTGGATCGTACGAGGCCAGTTTATAGTTGGGCATCAGCTTGGTGATGCGAGCACCCAAGGACTCCCACTCCTTGTGGTAGTCCACCTTGCTGTGCGTGGTGTGACCGGTCGGCAGGCGGTAGGTCTGCAGGTATGCGCTCATCGCTTCATCTCCTTCGCGCGCAGCTTCTCGGCTTCCTGGACGCGCTTGAGTATTCGATTCTTGAACCTGTACGAGTACTTAGGGTCAATCAGGTAGTAGTAGGCCTCAGCAGCCGACTGCACCGAATGAGGCGGCGCGGCAGTACTCGGCTCGTATTGCAGGGCAGGCCACAGCACCCGTCGACCAGGGCAGTCCTCGTCGAGGAGCCAGTACTGAAACTGCGTGAGGCGGATGGTTGGTGGGTGCTTCTTGCAGCCGCCCTTACCGTCTTCCTCGCAGGTCACGGGCAGCGGTTTATCCCAGCTCATGGCTGACCTCGCTTTCGCTGTTCCCACTCACGGTCCTTCTTGCGCTCCTCCCGCCAGAACCACAGTCCGCAGGCTATTCCTACGACGGCCGGAGTTAGAACCAGTGACAGCAATACCAAGTGAAGCGAGCTCACAGCAGCTTCCCCCCGTGACGGTGGGGCCGCCCCTTGTTCTTTTCCATCTTCTCAGCCACGGACGGGCGCAGGTCGATACCCATGCTGTCGCATACGGTGAACAGGCGCATGACCACGATGGCCAGCTTCCAGTGGAGGACTTCTGGGAACTGGAGGTCCGCCTCCCTGAGGCACTCAACAGCCGAGCTCACGTGTGAGTGAATGTCGAGAAGCATCGCCTCGAAGCTGTTGCACTGTGCCACGAACTCCGTCATGGCCGGAAATTCCGTAACTCCAACGGCGCCCATGAGGTCGAACAGGCGAATAGCCACGTCAGCGAGCTCAACCTTGACGGCAGAGGTAACCCGCTGCAGATCAGCAGTCCACTCGTCGTAGGCTTCGGTAAGCTCCGCGTGTACGAGGGCGAGCTTTACGGCGATCTCTTGGCGAGACGTCATGGGGAGCTGCTCGCCATCGTGCCAGCCCTTCTCGCAGGCAGTCTGAAACGCCTGAGCAATGCAGTCTGAAAAATACTGAGTAGAGATCATTTGAACCATCCTTTGAAGTCAGATCGGAGGTGGGTAGTCCACACCGCCCAGTCGCTGTGGCGCCCGCCGCGCAGTTGGGTAACCTGCTTTAGTCGCTGAGGCCTGTTGCGGAGCGCCCACTCAGCCATCAGGTCCGCCCCGAGCAAGTCCATCTCGGCGACAACGCCTCGGACATGGTCGATGCCGGAGATGTAGTTGCAGATGGAGGCAGCCAAGGTCTGTGGTTCCCATTCGGGCTTGGCCTCGAGCATCTCATCGAGGTACTTTGGTTCGTCGAAGATGGCCACTGCCATCATCGACTGAAACGGCAGCACGGGCACCATGCCCTCAACCTCCCAAGGCTTCTTGGTGTAGAACTGACCTTGGCCACGAAGGAGAGTTACCCAGTAAGCCGTGCAAGTGTAGTCCCACGGCTTCTTGAAGCCGCCCAGGTACGGGCACGCAGCGCCCTCCCGCTCTACGTTCTCGCACATCGCGCGGTACTCCTCGGCTAGTTCCCTCGGAGTACGTAGCGGTACGTCCCACCAGCTGTGCTCGATCAGTTCGTTGGACATATTTCTCCTGCTTGATAATTCGCCAGCATGTCATTGCGGTATTGCTTCCAGCACTCGGGGCACACGCCCTTGGGGCGTGGCTCGCCGGGTGACCACAGGTCAGGGACGGTGCAGTCTGGGTCGTCGCGCCCGCACAGCGTGATGAAGCTGTCGGTCAACTCGTAGCGCGCGTTGCCCCACGTCAGGCACTTGGTCTTGCGCTTGCTCACAACGTTTCCTCCACCTCCACGTTGTCGACAAGACGACCGCCCGCCCGGCGGATGTCCACATTCGCCGTGCCGCACATCAGCTTGACCAACAGGTTGATCAGGCGCGCAGTCTGGGCGTCATCGTCGGTCCACCAGATGCTCTTGTACCCGCCCTCGGGCAGCAACATGACCAACCACAGGCCGGGGAGGCGGTTGGCGTACTTGGCTGCGTTGAGCAGCTCGGTAGCTTCGTGAATGGTTTGCAGCCGCTGCTGTCCGATGGTCTCTGGCTGCTGGTCAATGTCGCTCATACCTTCTCCTTCTGCTCGAAGCTCTGTGCTTCAGTCAAAGTGCTTATCTGCCCGTCAGGGTGCAGGGTTATGGTTACGAGATTAATCTTTTCGTACCTACCCTTACGTTTAATGTGAATATTACTGATCGTCCTCAGCGCCAGACCACGGTCATAGAAGGACATCGGATAAGACTCGAAGTCCTGCTCAAGGAAGTGAAATTCGCCGCTCGTCTCCCGCCCGCTGACAGTGATCATGTACAGATTAACCATTAGGACCTCGCAGCCTTCAATGTTGTCCTCCTCAGCGTACTGGCAGCCGACCGAGCACCACAGGCGCCCGTGCTCGTTGTGCGTGCTCATGAAGCGCTTGCCGCACCCGACGCACGCCACGTAGTAGAGGCTGGTCATCCTTCCTTGCCCTCCACGAGCAGCCATGCACGCATGGCCCCCGAGTCACGCTTGTGTACGACGTACATGGCCTTGTGCTCGGGCCAGCCAAGGACGACGCAGTCCTCCTTGGGGACACCGGGCAGCTGCAGGCAGGTGGCCATCTGGTCGACGGGGATGGGCAGGTTCACGCGGACGTGGTGCGGTGCTTTCATTTGGTGGTCTCCTCGCGCAGGCGGTGCAGGAACTTGCGGGCGATGTCCAAGGCTGAGGGGTACGTGACGTAGGTCAGCTTGAGCTTTTTCCACATCTCCCACTGCGCCAGCGTGAACTCCTTGTCCTTGGGGTCCAGTGCCTTGCTGGCCTCGACGATCATGTGGGCCAGTTGGTCCTCGTGCAGCGAGCAGGCTGCCTCGAAGGCAGCCGCGTCAGGGGCCACGAGGCTGCGGCTGCTCCTGCCGCCTGGCTTGACGCTCACGAGGTAGTGCCCCTCGGGCCAAGAGTCCCACTGCTCTCGCTCGCTCACGGGCACGTAGCGCACCCGCTTGCCGTCCATCACCCTCTCGTACAGCGTAGTCATGGTCGCCTCACTCAGTAAACGATCGCTTATTTAGCTCTGACGCTAGTAAACGATCGCTTACTACGTCAGCCGTCGCTTCACGAGTAAGTTTAGTGTTGTTTTTTCAGGATGCAAGTAAAAAAGGGTGCCGCGAGCACCCTTTCCGAGACGCCTTTCCCTAGTCACCCACCGCTCGCGGCGATGGGATCGCCCTCACTGTGAGGACTTCGGACCCAAACTTTCGGAGGAGGGGTCCGCATTCTCAGTATGCTTCAAGAGCCAGAGCTGGAACAAGAGACAGCACACCTCGTGAGCAAGGTGTGAGACTCCGGTCTCCGGGTCGTTGGCCTCCCCTTGCAGGCGAGCCACCCGGTGACGGAATCCAGCCGCCTCGTAGCGCTGCATGGCGTCGGGCACGTGCTTCCAGTTGTCGCGCTCGTACTTCTTCAGGCCGTAGGCCAGGACCTTGACGACTTCTTCGAGCGAGTCCCAGGGCAGCAGCGTGTAGTCCAGCTTGCCTGCGTCGAACTTGCGACCCTTTACCTCGGGCGGCTGAGGCTCTGCGTAGAACTCCTGCAGTACGGTCCGATAAAGCTCGGTCAGGTCTGGTCGTCCGTTGTACGTCATGGTTCCACCGACCAGTGAAAGGTGAGAGCCTTCTCCACTTCGCCGAACCCGAGGTGGCGCAGCATGCGCCAGCCACACCCCTTGGACTCAGGGTCATCTCCGAACTCGGACATGGAAGCGCCGACCGTCAGGGCGTTCATGGGCTCGAAGTAGTTCGTCCAAAAAGCCACGTGCTCGAACGGCCCAAGGTGCCCCTCGTCCCACAGGGACTTGAGCTTGCCCATGAACTCCTCGGACACGTCCTCGCGCAGGTAGCTGTCGCGCGCAGCGCGGGCCACAGCGTAGTAGACGTCCGCCATCTTCGGGTCCGTGCCCTCGAAGTATGGAATGTGAAAGCCACGCGCGACCGGCGTGCTGCCGTTGATGGCCTCCTTGATGGCCACCGCCAACGCGCGCATCTCCGGCTGTACCTCGTGCTCGACGTCGCGCTGCCGGATCAGGTGCTGAAACGCCTCGACCGCGCCGGTCATGGTGCAGCGCGTGATGAGAAAGGGCTCCAGGTAGCGGTTGGCGTGCTGCTTGTGGACGCCGAGCTCGCCCAGCTGCGCCACGAGACGCTTGGACGCCTCAAGGTGGGCCTCGATGAGGTCCAACGCCAGAGCGTTGTCGTACTCGCTCAATTCCTCCTTGGAGCCCATCCCAGGCTGGTTCTTGCTCAACTTCTCCGGGACGTAGAAAGCTCCGCCCTCCATGAGCTCAAGCTGCCGCTTGACCGGGATGGCCCGGCTGCTTGAGGTGCTCTTGCGGATGAGCCCGTAGGTCATCACCTGCGGGTGGATGAAGCGCGGGTAGTCGCAGGACAGCGTCAGGATGCGCCGCCCTTGGCAGATGGAATCAGCAGCAACACGAACTTTGATTACGCTCATTTCGGTATCCTTATGGAGGAGACGATCATAAGACGAGTTCCACCCCTCGGGGTGGTACGCTCTACCAGCTTGAAGTCGATGACGGACTTGAGCCTACCCGAGGACCTAGCACACTGCATGGTGGCGAACTTGCACCCGGCGGCATCGGCCAGCTCCCTGACAGTCATTCCCACCTTGGCGACTCGCGCGATCCTTTCGGGGTCGATGATGGGGCCAACCTTCACTTTGTAGCCGTAGTACCGGGCGCGGCGCTGCAGGTCTTTGGGTGTGACCCCAAACTTCTTGGCGATGCTCGCCAGGTTGGCGTACGAAGGAGTTGGCACCTTGGCCAAGGCCTTCTTGATGTTTGTCCTGCGCTTCCTTAGCGCATCGAAGTAGCGGCCGAGAAGTTCTGGGTAGTGTGTGCGGAGTCCACCGTGCAGCTTATCTCGTGTCAGATCCTCCATCGCGGCCCAGTTGTCGAACGGGATCGGGGCGTCGTAGCCGATCTTCAAGGACGCAAGGTGTTCCTCCATCTGAGGAACGAGGCGGTCGAGCACAGCCTTTTTAGTCATTTCTTCCTCTTCAGTTTGACTATCACAAGTCGCTTCCTGCGACCTCGAGGAGTCTCCGTCCACCGCAGGTCGAACACTATCTTCCCATTGAACCGGTCGCGCGGGATCAGATTGGCTAGCGAGTGCTTTTTGTAGCCCGCTGCGTCAGCTAGCTCGTCTAGGGTCATGCCAAGTTGCGCGACCGCCAAGCACTTCCTGATGGATATTTTCTGCTTCCGGGTGGACGACGGGAGGCCCAAGCGCTGAGCTTTGTTGCGGACCGTCTTCTCCAAGGCGCCGAACCTATCGGCGATCTCCCTGATGTAGACGATGTCGTTGATACCTGCTTCTCGCAGGGCATCGTGAATGGCCTCGTGCCACGCCCTTGAGGCAGCGAAGTAGCGCTTCAAGATAGGTGCGTAGGGTTTTCTCCGCCCCCGTTCGAAGAAGTCTCGGTACGTCATGTCCGCCATCGCGGCCCAGTTATCCAAGCGAATGGGTGGATCGTCCGGGCCCTTCTGGTCGACCCATTCTGAGAGCTCCTGAATTACTTCTTCGAAGGTCATTTCTTCTCCAAGAGGCGACCTGTCAGCAGCGCGAGCTCGTGCAGGTTTGAGTATTTGAAGTTGATATGGCCGGAGCGACCGGTCGGTGCGACGCTGACCTCAGCCCCGAACCGCTCACCTAGCTTGCGTGAGATCAAGTCGAACAGGCTCTTGTACGGGCTCTCGCCTGCCAGCCTGTTCTCCTTGTGCTTCTTCTCTTTCGCACCCTTCTTAGCCTGCCGGACCCACGCCTCGGCGTCGAGGGTCCCCATCCCCTTTAGCATCAGGGAGACGAGCTCGTTGCGAAGCGGGCCGTCGTCGATCGTCAGGCAGATTCGCGCTTGGCGTGCCGTGAGGTCGCCGCTGATGACCAGCCGCTGGTGCTCATCCGAAAGGGTAAGCAGTCGGAAGCTGTTGGAGACGTAGGGGGCTGACTTGCCTATCAGGTCAGCGATCTGCGACGGCGGGTACTGGTGCTCGTCGCGGAGTCGGCGCAGCGCCAGGGCTTCCTCGATAGGGTTCAGGTTGGACCGCTGCGCGTTCTCGATGACGGCCACCTCGAAGGCTGAGGTGTCGTCAAAGTCCCTAATGATGACAGGGACGTGCGTCAGCCCAGCCATCTTCGAGGCGCGCCACCGTCGCTCACCGGCCACGATTTCGAGCTTGGACCTGCGGCGCCTGACGAGAATCGGGAGCAGCACGCCCTTGCTGGCGATGGACTGAGAGAGGGCCTTGAGCTCCTCCTCGTCGAAGTGCTGCCGTGGCTGCGCCGGGTCTGGGTGCAGGTCATCTACGGGACAGGAGATAAGGATCGGCTCGGACATGGGAGGATCGTGCCCTCTTTCTAGTGGTCATGCAAGCTGAAACTGCAACCTGAAAACTTAGTTGCTGCCGTTGCAGATCTTTCCGCAATCCGAACAGCGCCAGAGGGGGCCGCTCTCTGTGGAGGGTCTGTACCTCTGTAAAGTATTACGCTTGCAATGCTCGCAGTAGTGAACTCGCTCTCCGTCGTCACCGAACTTGAATGAATGCGACTTGTACACGGTAGACCTCCAGATAAACCTAACGGTTGCGAAATCTTTCTCACTATCCTAGTGTGTTCGCCATGTCTAAGCGCAGCAAGGCCAGGAAGTCAGGCGAGTATGTAGGTGGAAGGCCTTGGCCTGCTGTCTGCCCCAAGTGCAGATACTGCGGAGGCTCTCCGCCCAAGCTTTTCTACCGCGCCCGGGGCCTTTGTAACATCTGCTACAAGGAAATAAAGAACACAGACGAGATCGATGAGTACGAGCCACTGCCTGAGGTTTGCTCGGATATCAGCCTGCGATCACTGCAAAAGAGCCCCAAGAAATGGCTGCAGAAGGAGATGGGTAGGAGCCACGCCGACAAATATCCGGACGACAGGGTCTTGGAAGAAGCCATGCGCGTGTTCCAGCTGGCCGTGAGCCGCTGGTACGGTGATGAGACTCCGCCCGTTACAAGCTACGACCCAGTTCCCGTCGAGGACGTCATCTGGAATAATCCAGAGGCTGACCCGGGCCCGATGTCCATTGAGGACGCCATCGTCCTGAAGAACGCGACCAAGTCCAAGCTCGCCGTGAGGCGCCGCAACGCAGCCCTTTCCTTCTGGAAAGAGGTTGGGCTAGCAGCCCATAGCGCCGTCAGGAGCTACAACCCGACCATCCGTAGGCCCAAGATCTCCTGCCTCGGAGACTCCGTAACGGCCACTTGGGGCATCGGGACTCTGTACCTTTCGGTTACATCGATGGCCGGCGACGTTTTTGTCGTCCTGGAGCGAGAAGACCGGGTTCTTCTGGAAGAAGATTTCAGGCCAAGCCGGATAGGCTACATTCTGAATGCAGCCTCCAACTTTCAGAAGGTAGACCGGAGTCGTTGACTCCTACGAACAGGAAAGGCAGATCTGCACCATGGCAAAGCGAGTACCGATCGGAACCGAGTCCACCCGCGCTGACAACTCCGTCTGGAAGAAGCTCGATACGGGCTGGAAACAGCTTCAGGACGGGGATGATACCAGCCGCTCCAAGTTCAAGGTCACGGGCGAGGCCGACCCTAGCAGGGACGTCGAAAAGGGCCTTTGGGCCAGCATGCAGGAGAAGTACGACCTCGACGGGCGAGTCCCGGACGAGTCGGTCCCTCCCGAGCATGTTGAGATCGACTCCGAGGGGGATATCGACTCCAAGCCTGTTCTGAAGTGGAAGAACGCCGCCGGCAAGGTGATGAAGTCCTACACCCGCGCCTTCCACACCCAGCGCGCCTACGCGCTCCACAAGGAGTGCGGCAAGTATCACTCTAAGATCATGAAGGCCATGGATACCCTTGAGGGCATGATGAACAAGCAGGACGCGGGTGCCGCGACTGCTTACGCCTCCATGATTACGGGCCACCGCCCCAGTGTCTTCATGTCCCTCACCCCCGACAAGATGCGGGTCTACCGGGACAACAAGGACGCCAAGAAGTCGCACGCGCTCGACTACTTCATCGAGAAGGCTGACACGCGCGACGCAATGCACCCGAACCGCTTCCACTTCATGGTGGAGCACCCTTCGCAGGGCGCCTTTATCGCCAACGTCTACGACCCAGCCCTCTCGGATTACGCCAACGGCGGCGGCTCGTTCGCTGAGCCTACCGAGGCATTCGCCACCGTCGGGCTGCAGGACGTGAACTTCAAGGTCCTTCGCGCCCACGCCAACATGCGCATGGCTGCGGACGCCATGTCCAAGAGCGCACCGGTGAGGATGGATGACGTGGACTTCCATCAGGGAATGTCCAAGGTCAACCAAGTCATCATGAACGTCTCGGACGCCGTCGCTCGCAACTACGGCCACGGTGCTGCTCCGAACGGAATGGTCTATCTGCCCGTCCCCATGTCGGTCGCGGCTGTGGACGAGGCTGGTGGTAGCAAATACTGGCCTGATACCTTCAAGAAGCGTGAGCCTTACGTCGAAAATCGAGGACTTGACATGGACGACATCACTTCTGAGCTCGAGGCCATGGGTGAGGACGTTGCAGAAGATGAGGGTGCCGACACCGCTGAGGAGGATGTCGAGAAGGACATCACTGATGGCGATCAGGACATCATGAAGTCGGAGTACGCTGGCGTCAATTTTACTCCTCCTGCGGGGGTTCGCGCGGCGTGTCGCGCTGGTCTGAAGCTCAAGGAGGAGGGTCACGGCGGTAAGGGTCTCGTTGCCGCCACTGTTGCGTGGGCTCGACGCCTCGCCGCTGGTCAGAAGATCTCGCCGGCCAAGGCCCGCAAGATGAACGCTTGGTTCGCTCGCCACTCGGTCGGCAGCAGCTCTCGTACGCTCGGCGACAAGACCTCGCCGGCTTGGGTGGCTTGGCAGCTCTGGGGTGGCAACGCCGGCAAGGCGTGGTCGGCCAAGCTCGTGCGCCAGATGGAGTCGCGCGAGGCGAAGAAGTCCATGCTCGATGACATCAAGATCGAGCCGATCGAGAAGCCCGAGTTCTCGGTTTACCTTTCCTCCAAGTACCTCAAGGACGTCAGCCCGGAGATTCTCAAGAGTCTCTACGAGCACGTGAACAAGGAGCAGCCATGCGATACCTCTCCCAGCGAGGAAAAGATCTCCTCGAGCGAGCCCTCTCCTACCCCCTCCCCGAGCCCGATCGAAAAGTCGATCTCGACGATGACGACTGCGGAAGTGAGCTCGAGGACTGCTTCCCCCTCCCTCGCGCCTTCGCCCAGCCCGGCAACATGCGAAAAGCCCCCCTCCCAGGGCCCCGCGCATCTGCTGGCCGAGCCCAAAGTCCAGCAGGTGCTGGCAGCCAGCGTTCTCGCCAGCTCGCGCGGGACAATCCCGCCGCAGTCAGTCGTTGAGGCTCTGCGCTGCGCTCTCCTGAGTGACCTCGATGGGATGGTGGCGGCGCTTTCGAAGGCCGGCGCTACCCCGGGCCCGCAGGCTGCTCCCGAGGGCTCTGTCTCGCGTTACGCGGACGGTACGGTCGTCGAGAAGCGCGGCGGTAAGTGGCAGGAGGTCAAGACCGACAAGGGTCGACCTGACGCTGACAGACCAGGTGCCGGTGGTGGTAAGAAGTCCGACCCGAAAACCAAGCGCCGCTCGGCCAAGAAGCTCCTCTCGGTCTACCGTCAGAAGCTTGACACCCTGAGCCGTCAGGGTGGGTCGAAGGGTGAGATCGCTGCGCTCAAGACCAAGATCAAGACCCTGAAGCAGAAGATGCGCGGCATGGCCAAGGCTGCCGACCCGTTCGCTGCTTGGGAGAAGGATCGCGTCCGCGAGTGCGTCCGCAAGTCGGCCACCTACTGCAAGTACCTCGGGTACAATAACCCCGGCCAGCTTCTGTATGCCGTCGCCGCAGGTGACACTCCCGCTGACGTCACCGTCGCTGTGAAGGCCGCTACCAAGTACCTCGGCGAGAAGTTCGGCCTCGTGCTCGAGAAGGAGCTCGCAAAGTGAAGGAGCAACCCACCAAGTCCACCTCTACCGAGGTGAAGAAGGTCGGACGTCGGTGGGTTGCGGTCACTCCCCCGCGATCCGCTAACGCGGACTTCATCAACGACGCTCACCTGATGGCCCGCACCGGGTCGACGGGTGACTACCACTACGGCACGCTCAGCATCACGTACGACATGCTCGAGCAGATGGCGAACGTGCCGCAGATCGCAGGCATCCATCAGACCCGAGCGAATCAGGGTACTGATTGGGCTCGTCCGCAGGAAAATCCCGTGGACATCGGCTGGCGCCTCCGCATGGAAAAGCGTCAGGCGCTGCCGCTACGTAAGGATCGCATCGCCATCGAGAAGGCCTCAGAGGTCATCGCTCGCGCTGGTGCCGAGTGGCTGCCGGGAGGATTTGAGCAGTTCCTCCGCGTCATCATCCCGGACTCGCTCACCTACGATCAGGTCAACTTCGAGATCTTGAAGGAGCGCGACGGGACCCCGTACGCCTTCATCCCGGTCGACCCTAAGACTATCCGTCGCGCCATCCCGACGCAGGAGATTTATGGTGGGGAGCCTGCTCCCCGCTACGGTCGTTGGGACTTTAACGAAGGCTTCGTGCAGGTCATGACCTCGGGCGAGATCGTGAATTACTACGAGCCTGGGACCATGGCTTGGGGTATTCGCCGCCCCCGCTCGAACATCAAGTTCTCCGGCTACGGTCACCCCGAGCTCGAGCAGCTGGCGTCTATCATCACCGGCCTCGTGAACGCTCAGACCTTTAATCAGGTCAACTTCACGACCGGCATCCACGCCCACACGGCCCTCGTCCTTAAGTCCGCTTGGGACCAGAACCGATTTAACGAGTTCAAGCGAGAAATCCAGACCTCCATGGCCGGCGGACGGAATTTCAAGCGCATCCCGATTATTCAGCTCTCGAATCAGCTGCAGGAAGAGCTCCAAGCCATCGCTCTCGGAAAATCGAACTCCGAGATGGAATTCGCCGAGTGGATTAATTGGCTCCTGAAGGTCTCCTGCTCGCTCTACGCCATCGACCCGTCGGAGATGGGCTACGTCTTCGGCGCGGAGGGTTCGAAGTCGAATTTCATCAACACCTCCCCCATGGACCGAATTCTTCAGTCCAAGGAGCGTGGCCTTCGTCCCCTGCTTCGCGCCATCCAGTCTTGGATTGACTACTACGTCATCAAGCCGACGTGGCCGCAGCTGAAGTTCGAGTTCGCTGGCTTCGATGCGAGCAACGAGCGCGAAAAGCACGACATGGACATGGCGGCGGTCACGACTTATCGCACGCCGAACGAGCTCCGCGTGGAGCGTGGTCTCGAGCCTCTCCCCACGCCTATTGCAGACCTGCCCCTGAACGCATTTTTCTCGCAGGCCGCGCAGAAGATTCTCGAAAACGACGTCGCTCCGCCGCAGTTCGACATCGACACGGTTGGTGCTTTTGTTGACGGTCGTAGACTTCCGCCGTTGACAAAGCCCGCGTGAACGCATTTTATGGCTACGGATTCTGCGAGGTTCTTAGAGTTCGAGCATGTCTTCGTACGTAGCACTCCATTCTTCAGGTGATTTTTTGGCTTGGCTCCCGGCCGATATTACGGTTTCGGAGCCAATTACCAAGTCGGGTGAGGCCGGTGAGCCTCGTCTGCTTGCTCCCATTAGCGGCATCGCCTCGAGCGAAACCGCTGATGCGGACGAGGACGAGATCGACCAAGCCGGGCTCGATTGGAATTTTTGCCTGAAGAAGGGCATTTTTACTTACGAGCACCCGGTCGACATCGCGCGCCTCGCCGGCTACCCCGAGAAAGTTGAGCAGGTTCGCCTGAGCAGCGGGGCCCTCGCCACTCGAGTTAGCGGGCAGTTGTACCTCAACCGGCCGTTCGGCAAGTTGGTGTACGACACGCAGAAGGCCATGGCAGAGGCCGGTGGCCGGCGCACCCTCGGATTTTCTATCGAGGGTCGTGTCATGCCGGGTGGTCGTAAGGGCAAACGCGTTACTAAGGCGCAGGTTCTGTCTATTGCGATTAGTCCTGTTCCGAAAAATCCAGACACGTGGATGGATATTGCAGCCTCGATGTTCAATCGTGGCTATGCCGCTGGTGACATGGCTAAGGCCATTGCGACAGTGGACGCAAATTCTACACTTCTGAACAAGGAACAAGTCATCAACCGACTGGTCAAAGAGTTTCAACACCTGAATTGGAAGCAGGCTGAGAAGCTCGCAGATGTAATCATGGCTGGCTGATCCAGCTTAACCTTCCTAAGGAGCTATCATGAAAGCAAGCGAGCGACTCGCGAAGCTTCGGGACCTGAAGGTCCCCGAGGCGCAGGCTATGGATCTTGTGAAGTCCGCCATTTCGAGCGGCGACGTCGAGAACGATCTCGAGGAGTCCCCCAGCATCGACGTGAAGAAGCTCGAGGGTATCCTCGAGGAGCTTCGCAAGTCGCAGGGCGAGACGGTTGCGGCGCCTGCTGAGGTTCCCGCCGATTTCAAGGGCCTGCTCGACGCCACGATCGGTGAGGTCCGGGCCGAGACCTCGAAGCTCTCGAAGGCGCTCGTCCACATCGGCGAGATGGTCTCGGAGCTGTCGGTTCACCTGACCTCTCTCGACCAGCGCAACGCTGAGATCGCCAAGTCGCTTGGTGGTCCCGTGGCCCGCCCGGCCGCCATCGCCCCCCAGTCGGTGATCGGCGCCGTGACCAGCGCTCCCTCGCCCCATGACCAGCTCGCCCCCGGCGCCTCGCCTGACGACGTTGTTCGTCTCCGCAAGAGCCTCGTTGGCAAGCTGACCGCCGAACTCCGTGGTGGGGCTTCGGACGACGCTCGTCGTCTCGAGCTTGCTACTGCTCTCGCCAACGCCGCGTACACCAATGACCCCGCCGCCTTCGCCAAGAGCGTCGGCATCAGCCTGTAAGGAGACATCACATGTTCGATCTCGAGTCGCTCAAGGCCGACGCCGTTAACGGTGGCGGACTCATTGCTAAGATGGCGGAGGCCCTCACCGAGGCTCAGGTTGGTAACCTCGAGCCGATGGCGAAGTCGGGTCTCTTCAACGCGGACCTCCAGCGCGCCGGCGTCAGCCTCTCGAAGGCTGAGGGCGTGAACTACCCGCTGCAGGGCGTTCCGTTCGGTTCGCAGGACCTGCCGCAGGGCCAGTTCGCTCCGCTGGTTCCCCAGTCGATCGACAACGTCCTCACCTCGATCACCTACAGCGACAAGCACCTGAAGCTCTTCAAGATGCTTCCGCGCAAGTCGTGGGGCTCGACGGTGTACGAGTACGCTCAGATCGTGACGAACGGTTCTGAGGGTCTCGACGGCTTCGTCGGCGAGGGCTCGGTCGGTGGTCTCAGCGAGGCGTCGTACCGCCGCGCCGTGGCGCAGATCAAGTACCTGACCGAGTACTTCGAGGTCACCGACGTGGCCACGATGATCACGGGTACGCTCGCCAACCAGAACCTCCTCTCGATGCGTACGCAGCAGGCCACCCTGCACCTCGCGCGTAAGATCGAGGAGCAGATCCTCTGGGCTGACAGCTCGCTCTCGCCCAACCACTGGGACGGTATCCTCACCCAGGTGAAGAAGGAGGCCCCGGCCAACTTCCTCAACTCGGCCGGCGCTCGCGTCGATGCGGACCGCCTCCAGCAGCTCGCTACCCTCATTGAGCAGGGACCGCGCTGGGGTACTCCCGAAGTTTGCTTCGTCACGGCCGAGCACTACCGTAACCTCGCGCAGGAGCTCGACCTCTACGCCCGCGCCAAGTTCAACGAGGGCACCAAGAACTTCCGCCTCGGCGCGGATGGCATCGAGTTCGTCACGCCGTTCGGTAACGTCGTGAAGCTCATGCCGCTGTTCTTCCTCGATCGCGGTCGTAAGACCCCCATCCCGACCTCGGTTGGCGATGGCGCTCCTGAGGCGATCATCCCCTCGCTTACCCGCGTTGCGGCCCCCGTTGACGGGTCCGGCTTCACGGCGGCGGACGTCGGTCGCGACTACTACTTCGCCTTCGAGATCGTCGGCGATGAGGGTACGCTCCCGACGGGCATCATCGGCCCCGTCACCATCCAGGCCGCCGGCGACGCCGTTCGGTTTGACATGGCTGACTCTGCGGTGCCGAAGCAGGGCTCGAAGTCGATCCGTTACGTCCGCGTGTTCGCCGCCTCGGTTGCGAACGGTGCTGACGCTCCGGACATCTCGCGCTTCCGCCCGGCTGGCTCGTTCGCTCGTAACGCTGCCAACGCTGGCAACACCCGCGCGAACATCCTCCTCGACGTCCGTCCGGACTCGGCCCCGATCATCATCTCGGAGTGGAATTCCAGCGTCGTGCAGATGCTCGAGCTCCTGCCGATGATGCGTCGTCCGCTGCCCGTGCCGCGCGCCCTGAAGCAGCAGTTCGCTCTGCTCTACTTCGCGGCCCCGGTTGTGATGCAGCCGAACAAGATGATCGTCGACATGAACGTCGAGTCGCGTACCTGATGTTCCTGTGTTAAAAAGAAGGGGAGGATCCCACGGGTCCTCCCCTTTTTCTTTTGGAGGTTCTAATGAAGGTCTACTCGCACAAGTGGAACAAGAGTAACGAGCGCATCTGCGTCGGACCGTACGTGTACATCTGCACGGCGCCTCTCGGCGTTCTGCGCCCCCAGCCCAAGACCCCTCAGGAGGTTCAGGTTCTGGTCCTGTCCAAGATGTTCAACATGGTCGACGATGCCCCTGCAAAGGAAGAAGGCACCGACTATGTCGAGTCGCACGCCGTCAAGGCGGAGCCTGTGGTCGAGGTATTTTCTCTGACGCCGCCGGCTGACGCCGTCCTCGAGGAAATGCTCGAGGCTGCGGAGTCCGTTGCGGCTGAGCTCGACAACGAATTTATCGATGTTGAGTCCGACCTCGAGCCGGAGGTTGAGCAGCTTGGTCCTGAGGTTCCTGAGAACCCTGAGTTCGCGAACTATTCCACTGGCGAGCTTCTCGGCCTGTGTGAGAGTCTGAATATCAAGGTTCGTAAAAATGCCTCTCGCGCGTCTCTCATCGAGAAGCTGGTGGCTGCCGCAAAGGGCTGATAATGGCTATCACCGACATCATCACTCCTGCGTACCTCCGCACCTACCTCTCGGGTGTGGAGTTCTACAATCGCAGCAACGTGCCCTACATCCCGGATGATGTGTTTCTCATGCACATCAACTCGGCTGTGGCGCAGCTCGAGACCGAGCTCAGCGTCCCGCTGCGGGGGACCATTGGCGCGACGTCTACGCAGGACCTTGATGTCGTGGACTGGGATATGAGCCGGTGGAACCTCCACCGGCTCCCTGTCCGTCCCGTGAACAAGATTACGGGTATTCGACTGCAGTACAGCAATTATCCCTCGTGGGAGCTCCCGGCTGACTGGGTGGTTATCCGTTCCAAGGTACAGGGCGCAATTCAGGTTCTCCCCGGAGCCGGAAATATTCGGTACCTGCAGGGTCCGTGGGTGAAGTACGCCTACATCAACTTCAACCACGTCACCCCTGCGTACCTTCACATCGACTACGAGACAGGTTTCGAGTCGGTCATCGGTACGGGTACGGTCGAAGAAGACTCCAAGGACCTGACCATCACCACCTTGGACTCGAAGCCCCTGACCAATAAAGTCCTGCCGGGCGCGTGGCTTCTTCTCGACGGCGTCGCTTACCAGGTGGCCCGAGTAAAAAGCGCGACCGTGATCGAGCTTGGAAAAGCTGTCTCTGCTGATTTTAGCGGAGACGTGATTTTGGCCGACTACGACAGCCTGATGATCGGCGCTGCGCTAGCCTCGGCCTCTCAGCCAATCCTTGAGTCGCTCGGCACGTTCCTTTACGGCCCAGGCGTGACCTCCCGGAGCATCGGCATCGACGGCCTTTCCCAGAGCAAGGGTATTCGAGGCGACGGACCTTTCGGAGGCTGGATCAAGCTGAACCAGGCTCGCTACGAAAAGGCGATCGAAGTCCTTCGAGCCAAGTGGGGCTCCACCAACATGCTGGTGATGTAAAATGCGCTTCCCATCCTACAGACCTGCTGGCCGAGATAATTTCCGAGTCGACCTCGTCGAGGAGGATTTTCGGAATCGCGTTTGGGAGGATGGGACACTCGTGGACTGGCAGCAGGCCTGCGACTGTCCCTGCGGTACCGTCTCGAATATCGAGGGGCGGACAGCAGCTGTTCGAGATTTTCCGCTGGACTGTCCTCTCTGCAACGGCAAGGGAAAGGTCTACGCCCCAGCCCAAGAAATCACCGTCCTCATGACGGCCTCCTCTACAGCTGAGGAGGTTTACAACGTCTGGGGCGAGTACTCGTCCGGTACCGTGTACATCACCTTCCTCCCGGAAAATCTTCCGATGGAGTGGGACAAGGTGACCCTGAAGCAGGGGTCCCGGATGTACACCGAGTCTCGAATCAGAAAGGGTGTGATCGACGGCGCCCGCTACGCCATCACCAAGCGAAAAATCATCATGGGCTCCGAAACCGATCCGACCGTACCGGTCGAGGTCGAGCTCGGGGTGACAGCCTGTTACCGTGGGATTCAGCTGGGTGGTGCTAGCGAAACGCCACTTGTCGAAAACGTCGACTTCGCGGTCACGGCCGACGGCTACATCGACTGGACCCTCGGGATAGCACTAGGAACAGCTCCCGCTGTCGGAGAACGCTACTCCATCCGTTATTTCGCGCGCCCAGTATTCGTCGTCCGCGATTTTCCGTACGTCCGGCGAGACTTTTTCGAGGAGATCCGCAGGGAGCTCGTCTACCAGAACTACCCCATCAAGGTTCTGGCTATTCTCGAGCACCTCGGAACCTTCACCAGTCCAGCGTCACCTCCTGACACGGGGCCCTGACCATGAGTCAAGCCAAGTTCATAAAGGTAACGACTGAAAGTCGTATTTACTCAGCACCGTTCGTTTCCGGCGGTGTCGCAGATAAAGCCTATCAACCTAAGGGCGGTGACATCGCAGTGAGGCCTACCGGGTCTCGAGCGTTTGCCACCGGTACTGGGAAAAAGGCTACCCTGTCGGTCAGTCAGAAGGATCTGCAGGAGATAGCGCAGCGAGTTCTGAGTACTTGGAGGTCGGCTGCGAGGTATGAGCTCAAGGGCGGCGAGGCTCTTGAAGACTACATGGCTGCCATGAGCGTCGAGGTGAAGAACAATGGTGTTGTTATCAGCCTAAGGGGTTGGGAGGCCCTTTCTAGAGACTTGGGCTGGGCTCCGGACCCGGGAGGGCTTTCAGAAGGCCTCGGGAAGTACGACGGCGCCATCCATGACATGAAGCCCATGATTCTTAGGGGTGCTAGAAGTAAAGTCGTACCCATGACGCTGATAGGTACTAAGGAAGAGCTGACTAAGATGTATCAGTCTCATTTCGAGCAGGGGCTTATTGGCCTGCCTACTCCTAAGAGCACCATACTTCGTAATGCTAAGGGTAAGCCCCTGACTGAACTCCCAGGCGATGTTCCGCTAGGGGCGTTCTCCAAGCTTTCAGAAAGAGGTGAAAGGATCAGAGTCCCTGGGTGGGGATCCCAAGGGCCCGGTCTCGGTCAGGCAGCCCATCGTCGCGCCGCTAAGAAGGCTGCTAAGGCCATTCTTGATGAGGCTTTTGACGATGAAGCGGTATTGAGAAGAAAAAGGTACGGCCTCGGAAATCGAGTAGGCGGTGGTCCTCATCCTGAGGACCTCAAATTTATCAACCCGAAGCTGCCTTCTTTTATCGAAGGGTCGGGTGCATCAGGCGCCTACCGGCAGCGCCAAGAGCGTGCAGGGCGCGGCTTCACCAAATCCCTTCTCGAAGGCGCCACCATCATCTCAAACCCCTCCTTTAGGAAAGGGCGCGATAGTTACAGGCAGGATGTTAAGGGATTTATCGTCTACCGCACCGTCAGCGACGGCTCCTACACGCCGACGCCGGGTAAGGGGCGAACCGCAGCGGAGCGCTTGAAGAAAAAGCGCGCACTGGCGATGCGTAAGAAGTGGTTGACTCGAGGTCGTAAAGGAATCGATTTGCTTCGCCGCATGCAGCTCCTAGTACTTGAGCTCATCCGTGGGGAGGTGTCTAGGCTCGAGGCAGATCGTGTGCGACAGCAGGGCCAGCATAAGGAAAGCCAATGGTTTGATTCGTACCAGAACGTCGAAAAAATGGAAGCCATCCTAGTGGGTAAGATTCGAGGCGTCTCTTTCTGAGGTGAAAAATGGAGTTCGCTAATTACTTTTTCATCCGAGCCCTCGAGCAGGGATGGGAAATACTCAAGACACGCGGTGACGCGACTTGGTCCAAGCTTTTCCCACCCACCATTCCGGAAAATGAGTGGAAGCGTGCCCGCGACCTGATCATCCGCACGGATATTCAGTTTCGCCTGACCTACAGCGTCGGCATCACGAACGAAAATACGAACGTCGTGGCGACCAGCCTCGACGGCTTGGCTCCCATGGAGGGAAATCCGCTGACCATGGACCCGGCAGCCATGAAGGAGTCGTGGTCCATCGATGAAGGGTCGGTCAGCGTCTACATCATCTCGTATAACGAGTTCTTGATGATGACCCTCTCGAATATCGTTCGGACCATCATCGGCAGCTTCGTGGCGGACGGATGGTTCATCAAGGCTGGCTTCGATATCATCAGGCGCGTCAAGACAGAAGACTTGCGCCCCGAGACCGGTGTCATGCCTGAGAACGTTACGAAGTATATTAGGCATCAGACGTGGGCATGTTCCATGACCACCGAGTTGCCTCATATCGAGGGTCCTTTTGATTGGGGTTACAAGCCAGTGTTTGTCGCAGACAACACAGCTGTCACCGATTCCATTTTGGACCCTACGACTGGCGTCGAATATCAGCTAGGTGGGACATTTTTCGGCGGGGTTACACCTGTACCGAACACTGACAAGGAAGGCTAAACATGCCCGCAGGTTTTTTCGTCGATGGCAAGCTCACGTACAAGCCGCTTGTCTCGGTCGTTACCGAGTTCGCCAGCACGCCTGGTCTCGGTCCGGCCAACAAGGTGCTCGCAGTTGTGGGTGAATTCCCGTTCCTCGAGAAGGACGTTCCCTACCTCTTCACCTCGCAGGCCGCGTTCCTCGGGACCATTCCCGTGAACAGCACCATGCGCGAGCTGGCCAACCTGATCTACAACCCCAGCACCACGGCGCCCTTCAATGGCTCGCCCGCTGGCGTGATCCTGCTCAACGCGCAGCCCTGCACCCAGCCTCAGGGCTACCTGAAGGATCTGGCGGCCGTTGACTCGATCAAGCTGCTCTCCAACACTTGGGGCACGCAGGGCAACAGCACCGTCGTCACGGTGACCCGGGCCGCTGACGGGGCGTGGGCAGTCAAGGTTGCAAATCGCGGCGTCTCGGAGGAGTTCTCGGCTCCCTCGGGCGTTGACATGCTTCAGCTGGATTACGACCACCCGGGTGGGACGGCAGGCATCGCCTACGGCTTCGACAGCACGGGAGGTGGCTCTGGCGCCCTCACCCTGCAGAAGGATAGCGAGCACGCGCAGATTCTTTTCTCGCGCACCCTCCCTAGCTCGCTCGCTCGCGCCAGCTCCGCTGCAGCCGTCTCGTGGATTCCGGACGCTCCGGTCACCGGCGTTATCGTGCTCACGCCCGAAGCCGGCGGAACCATGTCGACTGGCGGCGAGCTGGCCATCACCATCTCCGGCGTGAACGATGCAGGGGCGCTTGCTACCGAGACCGTCACCTTCACCAAGGCCGAGATTGAGGCTGTCTCGCCAGCCCCCAAGACCACTGACACGGCTTGGTCTGCGGTCTCTAGCCTTCAGATGGTGAGAGGCGCGGCTACCTACAGCGGCGACCTCACGGTCGAGGCGGCGGTTGTCACGGAGCTCGGGCCGAACTCCGGTCAGGAGACTGTCGCGCAGGCCATCCAGTACCTGAACTCCATCAAGGGCTTCACGGCTACCACTGCGTCCTTCCGGTCTGCGTCCACGCCGTTCGCGCAGCTCGACATGGCTGACCCTGCGCTCGTCCCTGCCTCTCTGCATGCGACGCGCTACAGCCTGCTGTACGCTATTCAGAATCGCTCGCAGCTGGTTTCCGCTGAGGACCTGACCTCTGGCGGCGCTGGTCCGCTCAACATTGCGCTGAACTCCACGGTCAGCGTTTCGCTCCTCGGTGGTACGCAGAGCACGACCCAGCCTGCCAACTGGCAGTCGGGCTTCCTGGCTCTCGCGACCTCGCCGGTCACGGTGCTCTTCCCTTACAGCAACGACCACGAGGTCCAGGTCGCAGCCCTCGACCACGTCAAGTACATGTGGGGCCGTGGGCAGCGTGAGTGTCAGCTCGTCGTCGCTCCGACGCCGAACAGCTCGCTGACTGAGCTCAACAACAAGCGCCGCGACCTGACGGACTTCCGCGTGACTATGCTCCCGCACTCGGTCCGCGTTCGCATGCCCGACGGCAGCACGTCCCCGTACAGCACTCTGTACAACGGCCTGATCTTCGCCGCCATGCAGTGCGGTAACCCCGAGATTGGCCTCCCGATGGGCGGCGCTCGCCCGCGCGTGCTGGCCTTCACCGGTCACTCCTCGATCATGGGTACCGAGGGCGCTGACACGCTCATCGAGAACTCCATGACTCCCCTCGAGGACCTCGGTGACGGCATCCGCGTCGTGCGTTGGGTGACGACCTACAGCGAGGACAACGACCCGGTTCGCACCGAGGGCTCGGCTGTCGAGGCGCTTGCGTTCTCGAACATCGCGGTTCGCCTTGCGGTCCGCCCGTTCCTGAACACCAAGGCCACGCCCGCTGTTGCCCCCGCGATTCGGTCGGTCATCGCTTCGGAGATCAGCGACCATGTCTATCGCGGGATCCTCCGCACGTGGCAGCCCGACTCGCTGATTGTGCAGGAGACGGACAGCGCTTACATCGCGCGCTACAGCATCTCCCCGGTCCTCCCTGTCAACAACATCGCGATCACCTCCGTGGCGATTGCGTTCCCGGTCTCCTAAGGAAGGTGACTCATGGCCAATCCTGACCCTACTGCTCAGCGCCGCGCTTTTACTTCGACCCGGGCGCGCCTCTCCGTTAACGGAACCATCATTGGGTGGGTCAACGACTTCTCGGCGTCGGAGTCGTTCGGTAACGTCCCGATTCGAGTTTTCGGTGACGCTGCCGTGCAGCTGTTCGAGACCGTGGCGTACAACGTCAACGGCTCGTTCGGCTACATGCACCTCCTGAGCGAGCCTCTCAACGCCATTGGCGGTGGGAAGACTTGGTTCCCTCTCGACTGGTTCGGCAACCGCGAGGCCGAGAACCGCAAGATCATCGACTACCTCCCCGGCACCATCGAGCTGCTGGACTGGTACTCGGGTCAGTCGGTTCTCAAGATCCAGGGCTTCAAGCCTGAGGGTCGCGTGTTCCGCCTCTCCGAGGGTGCCATCACGATGGTGAACGCCACGTTCGTTGCCACCACCCTGACTGAGTACGCGGTCAATCCCCGATAACTCAGTACTTCATTGAAAGGGGCGTCTGTCGTTGACAGGCGCCCCTTTTTATTTAGAGTAATTGTCCGGAGGTAGATTATGGCTGACTCAGAAAAGAAAATTCTCGCTGCGGAGCGTGCTAAGAAGGCTGTTGAGCAGGAGGCCAAGGAGGCCGCCGAAAAGAAAAAGAAGAAGCTGCGCCCGGCCACCGCACCTGTCGTCATCGAGTACCCGTCGGATGACGGTGAGCTCAAGAGCGTGACCCTCAATGTCAGGGTCCTTAATTTCGACGAGCGCAACTACGCCAAGATTCTCGCGGCGACGCTTGCGAACGGGAAGTTCAACATCCTCCCCGAGGACCACGCCCAGTATCTCATCGCCTTGGCTACCATCTTCACCATGTGGCAGAACAGCGAGATCCCGCAGGATCTTCAGGACATGCTGCACGAGGATGAGCTCCTGGCCCTGAAGCTCTATAACGCTATCGAGGCGCACCGTATGGCCCGATTTCTCGGAAACCGAGGATCGAGTCAAGGAGGCCAGGCGTCAGTTAGACTGGCCGATCTCCCGGAAGACGCTGACTGAAAAGCCTCCGTCAGCCTCGTCTGACCCTAATCGACCCCTGTGGCCCAAGTGTCAGCTCTTGGAGTGGTATCTTTTGTCCATGGACGACGAACGATACAAGTCGTTGTACAAGGGCGGTACTATTGAAGGCACAGATGTTCCGTCCTCGGGAGATCCAGTTCTGGACGCTGAGATAGCAGCCTTCTACAAGGGTCAGGGAAATGTCAGGTCCTAAGAACGAGAAGGTCGTAACAACCATTGAGACCAACGTCACCGTCACGGGACGGGGCGCGGTCGAGGCTACTACAAAGGCTGTCCAGGGGCTGGCATCGTCCCTTGGGCAGCTTAACGACCGACTCAACGATATTGAGGAGACCGTAAAACAGCGGTTTTCTCAAAATCGAACTGACGCCAACCAGAGCGGCCAGCGACTAAACCGTCAGAGGACGACGGTACGCCAAGACATCCCACTTCCCGATGAACTTCAGAAGGCTCTCGGGAAGCGGGGTGGTGTAGAGGCGCAGGTCGTAATTCAAGAGCGTCTTCCTATCGACGCCCGGGTGGACGCCGAGAAGCGGTCCCTCATGCGTACCTTCCGCTCCGGCCTCTCGGCCGAAGCCTTGGGTACGACCGGCCTCTACTCCCAGAAGAGCGCCGGGTATCAGCGAGAGGAAGACCTTAGGGCTCTCGCGCGCAGCTCCGATCCCTTCGAGGCTGCCACGGCCATTCCGACTCTGCAGCTCATGCAGAAGAACCGCCGACTGCTGACTCGCGTCGCGCAGGGGGTTGGTGGCGAGGTAGAGCAGCGGGCTTATTTCAAAGTCAGGGGTCTCGCCTCACGAGGAAGAATAGAGGCAGCCATTGTAGAGGCCAAGGTCGCAGCCGACCAGCAGGCCGTGGCGGACGAGGCTCTTCGCAATGAGCAGAAGAACGTCAGGCTCATGCGCGAAGAGGAGCGCAACCAAGCCACGTTTGGCTCTATCCGAGATCGGATGGCTGCCCTTCAAGCAGTCGGAGTCGCCCCGGGGGCGATGAAGTCTGTTGAAAAGGCCCTCGCTGCGGCAGAGGCCGCGCACCCGACGCTTGCCTATCCGCAGATAGCCGCCGCCAAGCAGTCTCTCGAGCCACTCGAAGAGGCGGCTTCGATTTTCGCGAAGACCAACGAGCAGCTGCAGGATTTTGAGCGCCGCCTTGGCAGCCTCGGGAAAGCTTTGGACTCCACGGCCTCGTCGGCCATCCGCGCGCAGCTTTCTGCTGCTCAGGGTGTCATGCCGAGCACGCCTGTGCGCGGTCGAACCGTCTCGGTCGGTGGCGTTGACGTAAACAAGGCCTCCTACAGGGACCTGCTCTCTATCCCTGGCGTCAGCCCAAGTGTGGCCGCTGGCATCGTCACCTACCGCCAGAGCATCGGCGGATTTAATACCCCAGAGGAATTCCTCTCCAAGTTCGACGAGGTCGGGCAGGCGCAGGCTCGCGTAGACGCCATCAACGTGCCTAGCAGGCCCAGCTACCCGACACCGCCCAGCCGCCTACCTACAGGAAGCAACGTCATCCCGCTGATCATGGACTTGATAAAGAAGTCCCCGCTCGGATCAGCGACAGGCTTCGACAAGACTCGAGTCGAAGCTTTGGAGAAGTTCCTGTCCTCCCGGGAAGGAAGATTTCCGGTCAGGAGCATGGAGACGGTTCTGGGTATGTCACCCGACGACTTCATGGAGGCCTTCCCAAGAATTGCAGCCGACAAAGGTAAGACGCGCGGTTACGTCCAGAGCTTGGTGCCTACCGTCCAGAGACTCCTGAAAGACGAACTCGCAGGGGCTAACAATGCCTTTCAGGCCCAGGTTCAGACTTTCAACAAGGACAAGGCGGAGTACGACAAGAAGTCTGCCGAGAAGGCGGCCGCTACCGCTCAGCTTGAGGCTGCGAAGAAGACTGCCGAGCAGCGTGAGGGTGCCCCTAGGTCAGTGCAGGACCTGGACGAGGCTGCCCAAAAGGTGCAGGGCTCAGAGGACTTGATCGCCCGAGAGGAGTCTCGCGTTCGAGAGCAGACGGCAAGGCTCTACAGTGAAACTAAGGAGATGCGCGCGTCGGCTCGACGCAGCGAGCTCGAAAAGCGTTTCAAGACGAGTCCTCAAGGAAAAGACGCCGTCGCTCGAATGCTTGCCGCTGAGGAGGGCTTTAAGTCAGCCACCGAAAGTGGTGCGACTCTTGAGGCGGAACTCCGTCAGGCTGAGATGCTCAAGGCCCAGGCTGAGCTCGAGGGGATCGAGAAGGAGATGAACAGGGGTCGCTATCAGCGACTCTCTCAGGTGCGCGCGTTGTCCCACTTCGCCGGCGGCATCTCCTCCGCCGCCTCGAATATCGTCTCTCGCGATATTCGAGGAATAGGTCAGACCTCGATGGCTATCCCGCAGGCAGGCTTCAACCTGATGCGAGACCTCGCCGTCCCGGGGGTCGTAAATAACGGACTCTTCAGCGCATCCGGAGCCCTGTTCGGAGCTGGCCTTCTGGGTGCAGGGGCCTTCGCCGTAGGCCAAGCTGCCTACGGCAGAGGGTCTGCTGTTCTAGACCGCGCAGCCGCCGGCATCAACGAGACCATCCCGCAGTTCGAGGCCGTCTTTGCCAGGAACCCTGAGCTCCTAAGCGGTGCTTCTAATCGCGAGGCCGTGCTCGCGTACATGGAAACCGTGGGCCATGAGGACTACGCTGACGCAGCCACGGCAGCCATCATGGAATCGTCTTCCATGGAGGAAGCTCTGTCGAAGGCTAGAGATCGCAACGCCCCCTCAGCCATCTCAAGCGGGTATGATAGTACTGCGAAACTAATCCGTGACGCCTACGCTGACGCGAGCGGGCCTCGAGGAGGGCTCGCGGAGCGCTCGCGACGCCGCATGATCGACCGTATCTTCTCGGAGTACGGTCCCGGCGGTACCGTGTTTGAAGGCAACGTCACAGATGCTGACGTGGCGACGGCCCTTTCTGCTTCCGGCGGCCGGGGTCTTGGCTCTGAATTCGTGAGGACGACCGGTCCGCAGTCTCAGCTGCCGACTGACGTTAGAAACGCAGCAGCCTTGGCGGCGTACGCTAACCGCAGAAATCTTTCCGTTGCCTCCGTCGCGCAGCTGAGCTCCTTGAATCCGCGGTTCGGTATTACCGACACGATGGGCGTTCACGGACTCGTCGGAATGAACGGCTTTGGATTTACGGCAGGGGCTCGAGACGATTTTACGCGCCAAATCTCAGGCGAGCTCATGCAGGCCGCCATGGGCGGCGGAACTCCTGAGATGGTTCAGCGCAACCGCTTTTTCCAAGGAGCGGTCGAGGCAGGCGGTAATAAGGAGCGTATGGCGAGCGCCTACGCGCGCTCGATAAATGAGATGGGTGACCTACGACGCGGTATGTTCGCAGGAGCTCGAGGGTTCGGGGCCAACCTTCAGCTGGTGAAGGCCCTCTCCGTCGGCGGCTCTCTTGAGAAGGCCAACGAACTTCTTGCGAACGAGGCCCCTGGCTTCACCGCCATGGACCGGGAGCGCGAGGCCTATAAGGCAGCGCCGGACCTTTATCGCTTCGAGCAGCTTAACGCAGGTATGTCCGCTAAGGACATCCAAGCCAAGATCGCTAGCTTCACGACCGGCGGCGCCGAGACGAAGGATGAGCCTGAGACGCCCGAGTCCTTTATGCTCAAGCGGGTTGAGGCTCTCAGGAAGAAAGGTGAGGCCGAGGTCGCCAAGGGGACTAAGGAACAGGCCGACATGGCCTCGGTCGCTGCTTCCTTTGATGTAGCGACGGCCAAGTTCGCCTCGGCTGTTGATCGCTTTGCCTATGGCATCGTAAGGTGAGAAATGACTAAAAAGAGGTCCCCGATTTCTCTGGTCGAGCTTCACCGTCACGAGCGGCCGAAGCCCGTGTTTTTCTCGAGCGAGATCCTCGGATTTCAGTGGACGAGCTCGATTAATCCGCCACACGGGTCGGCCGCTGTTGCACTCGCCCTGCCGGTCTCCAAGTTCGACTTGGCCATGCCAGGCGACTGGATCGTCGTCAGAAATATCAGGGGCCGCACCGTATTTTTCGGGTACGTCACGAGCGTCAGCGACGGCATCTCCATCGGAAATAATAACGCTGTCGTCAGCGACGCCGTTACGGTCCAAGCCGAGACGTGGCTCGACATGCTTTCGCGCGTCGAGCTCTTGGCCCCACCCGTAAATACTTACCCCGAGAGTATCGGCACGCTTTTTACCCTTCAGGACTACGCCAGGCTGATCGAAGGGTCTCTCGTAGACCTCACCTTTGGAAATCTCGGCGAGGCCGTCCAGTCGATTTTCCGCTGGATCGCCCGCGTTCGCCTTCCTGAAAGTCTGGGTGGGGGTACGCTGGGCGACATCATCCCGGTTTCGTACGACAAGAACACCTCGTCGAACTACACCCCTGACCTCGTCGTAGAAGAGCTCCCGACGGCCGGCGCCATGCCGACCCACGTCGGATTTACTTCCGTCAGGTCCAACGTCTACCCGATGCTCCGGACCCTTTTCGTTCCAGAGCCTGCCCTCATTGAAATGTTCCCCCACCTCTCCCCTCCGCTAGAGGAGGTCCCTGACGTCTACGTCGACGAGATTCTCGACCGAGGCGAGAGCTGGAATATCAGGGGTGAGCCGAACATCGACACGGGCACCGACGACAACGTCTACACGGTCGATCAGATGCCTCCTGAGATTGCAGGTACGGCAGGGGCGACCAGAAAGCAGTCCATGGTCCTCGAGCGCACGGACCTCACAACCTACCTGAAGGCGAGGCCTGTTCTCGTCTACCGGGTCAAGCCTTGGAGAACCCGCCCGCTCCGCCAGAGTCTTTTCGCGGCCGTGGACGAGGAGCGCAGGTACCGCTCGGTCGAAGAGCTCGTGGATACGAAAAATCCCGAGGACCCGCTCTCGGGAGACTGGGCTCAGCAGCAGATCTTGCAGAACACCTTTGAGAAAATCACGTGGGATAAAAAGCTCTTCGCCTTTATCCCAGCCGGCCGTGTCGTTGCTATCCAGCGTACGCGCTCCGACAACGACCGAGTGAACTGCACCTTCATGAACCTCTCGGTCGTCACGCCTCAGATTTTCGATCGGGCAGGTCTCCCCGTGAAAATCACGGACGAGATCAGAAAGCACGGCCTCCGGACCTCTAATCCGACGTGGCCTTTTTTGATCACCCCCGACGATCCGGTGAAGCAGCAGAATTTTATCTCGTACATGCGTACGATCGCGGCTCAGATCATGCAGTTCTACCACAGGGGCCACGCTTTCGGCAGCGGTACGGTATCGGTCGCCGGTGGGGCTGACATCGCTGGGCTCGACTATGATGAGGAGCGGAAGGAATTTAAATGGCCTGTCCAAGCTGGTAGGCCCTTCCAGATCTCTCTCCCGGGGAAAGATTTTTCTGCCTACGCCGAGTCGGTGACTGTGCAGATCGAGGTCAGGGGTACGACGGTGGTTGGTTCGACCACGGTCCAGTACTCGCGCGGTCTTTATGGCGAGGACGAGGACACCTTCCGTGATTCTCTGATTCCTCTCACGAACGCTCAGTTCGGTATGATTCAGACGAGCAAGTCAAAGGCCTTGGCGCGACAGCTCACCACGGGTGGTGGACAGCCTGACCCCTTCGCGAATTGTACGAGCGGTCGTCCAGCTACCGATCCGACTTTTAGTCTCTCGAAGCTGACGGACGGATCCCCTGCCACCGACCCATTCGACCCGTATTACAAGCCCGCGTGGCTCAAGACGTGGGTCCTTAGTCGCTGCGACTCTAGGGTCGCCGCAACCATGACGGATTATTTCGACGGAGCCTCCGGAAATAATGTCGCGCAGCCTGCCTCGCCCGGTATGATCCCACTCTATTACAAGGACATGGTCTGGTTTACGGCCGCTGCTGCGTACGTGATAGAGCGCTACTGGAGGATCGCCTATCCCGAGGCGACCGTTAGGATCACCTCGTGGTTCAGAAATGAGACCCGCCACATTTTCTCCGGCGCTATCGACATCTCGGTCCGGAAAAATATCTGGTCGCTCGCTTGGTACCAGAACGGATCCCAGAAGGGCTCCATCCGTGTTGATAGGGCTGACCCGCAAGACACAATTCAGCAGCAGGCTCAGACGATTCCGCCGGGCGTCGCCCGAACCATAACGGTGGGCTCTGACCCAACCAATAACATCGTCATCTCGGGTAGCGGGATATCTTCTCAGCACCTCAGGCTGTCCTACAAGAACAACGTGGTGCAGGTTTTCGACGTCAGCACCACCATTGGCGGCTCAGGGACCTTCCTCCGTGGAAAGAAAGTCCTGCCTGACGGTAATTATGAGGGCGGTGGCCCTGCGACCATTGGTCGAGGGTCTAACGACCAGATTACTTTCGGCGACGCGGCTATCCAGCTCTATATCAACACCGACATGCTTCCCGCGCTGCAGACGTGGGCAGGCTTTCACGCCATCGCTAACGCGGCGAGAATCCCGCGTGGTGGCCGTGGCCTCTACCTTCACGTCAATCCTTGGAATGGGATTCAGGGAACTCACCCGTCGGAGGCAGGCTCGTCGTCCAGTACTGCGTCTGGCCCAGGCGGCTCGGCGTCTCCGCACTACGACTTGCGGGGAGCTTTTGGGTACGTCGACAGACCCAACCAGTGGGTCCAGTGCGACTGGACAGGTGATGGCGTAGACGAAATAGCTTTGGGCGATGCCTCATGGATCAGAACAGGCAAGACGGAACCCAGTGGCGTGCCGCTGTCCAGCCTAGATGATATCTACAAGAACATTGCCGACCCGGATAAGTCCTTGTTCTCATCCTTCACGGCAGGGTCTTTGGTCTTGGGGAAATCCATCCCGCAGGTCATCGTCGACATGTACGTAAAGACCCCGAAGGGTGACGGTGCGGTGCCGAGAAAGGATTTTTCTGCCGCGCAAGAAGCGGTCAGGGTGCCTGTCAGGGACGCCATTAAAAAGTATTTCAGCAAGATCGTGGCGGCGCAGACGGACGCTGGGGTCAGGCAAGTCGACCCGACCCTACATTTGGTCGACAACTCGGTTCCGAATATCCGCCAGGTCTTGGGATACGAGCAGTCCTGCTTCTATGAATTCCAAGCCCCTGGGCAGAGCTCTTCCCTTTCCGCTCCGACAACTCCTCAGACGCCACTGGTGAACCCATGAATCAGATCTTGAGCGCTGTCCGTCGTGGCGGTGGCGACGAGATGGTCGTCACCCGGCTCTACACCATCGAGGAAAAGCTTTATTGCGACCTGAGGAACCCGCTTAACTGCGATACCTTTTTCAAGGTACCCGTGGTTTCAAATTTGGGCGCCTCAATTGATGCCCCGTCAGAGCCTTGGCACAAAACTACCATCCCTTGGGATGATCTCCCGAGGGTGATCGTGACCTACCGGTCCTCTCAGGGGCAGGCCCTGATCACCCCCATCGTGACCGGAGTCGTCAAGAACAACTCCAACAACGTCACCCCGTCCGCGAATAACACCTCGGGTAGCGGAAACGCTGCCCCATCAAATCCCGTAACAGGCACCACCAACACCACGAGCGGTGGTGGGACGGCCTCCACCCGCAGGCCTGCCAATCCAGGACCCCGAGACGCATCACTCGCGACGGCTAAATCCAAGGTCATCGCGCGTGAGACGGGGGAGGTCGACATCATCACGGACAACGAATTCGTCGTCCGCACCAAGACGATCCTTCTTTCCGCCGGCGTCGAGGCCACCAAGTCCTTGGCCATCGCGAGCGAGATTCACGACGCGCTGCAGCCACTCTACGACGCCGTAGACGAGCTCGTTAAATTTGCGGCTTCGTTCCCGACTGAGGCTTCCATTCTTCTTCACCCAGCCGTTGTCGCGGCTGGTGTCACAGCTCCGATTATTCGGACGGCCGCTACCTTTGAAATAGTTGGGACTAACCCAGCCACTGGAACTCCAGCTCCCCCAATTTCTGCTTCTTTTGAGTTTGTACCCTACAATGGGCCATCGGCTATAAGTAATCCGCCGAGCGAGGACTACGATTCTCCGAACGTCCAAGCTTCGCCGAGGGACTGATGGCTGACGCACCCAGCACAATCTCTACCGTGTCCAAGCCTGCGGAGGCGGACCGCGAAGCGGGCGTTAACAAGCTTTTCTCGGGCTACAAGTACGAGCCAAAAAAGGCATCTGACTTGGAGCCAAAAAAGCTCGAGGGCGCACCTGTCGAGTCCGTGACTATCTCCGAGAAGGAGTTTCCTGAGGGCTTCCCGATGTACTCGAAGCACGAGTACATCTTGGAGCTCGTGAAGGGTCGGGAAAAGCAGCCCGAGGACTCCATCTCGCTTTTCTACGTCTCTTCCCTTCAGATGCAGCAGCCGCACTCACTCGACCGGCGTTGGACTCTTACGAAGGTCTACGAGCAGTCGAGCGGAGCACGCGAGCGCGTCTTTTCTTTGTCCGGCCGTACTGGCGATCAGCCTATCGACATTGCGCGCTTCTTTAAGATGCGCAATTTTATCGAAGGCTACATGGAGAAGAAAAAGAAGCAGGAGAACGCGTTCACTAACGGAAAGAATTATAGGCTCATAATAAACTTTACGTGGGAGGGTGAAAAGTTCGAGGCTTCTATTATCAGCTTCTCGTACCAGCGAGAGGCCGGTAACACGACGAACTCGTATATCTGGAATATCACCCTCGCCACGAACAGCTACATCGAGGTCAAGGCGGTCAAGGTTGACGCTGATGCGATCATCGCTTCCCAGAAGAAGCGTATCAGCGAAATGATTGCCGTTCAGCAGGCGAAGCCTGGTAACGAAGAGCAGAAGGACTTGGAAGGAAAGGGGGCAGCTGCCTCCAAGAAGCCAAAGTCGAACCTCGGGTCCTACCAGATCCCGTCGGACGGACGCCTTGGGTCCAACCGGGGACTGGCTGCTTCGATAGGAAGCAACACCGTCGTCGGAAAAGCAGCTGACAAGGCCTTCCTTTCCAAGTTCACCTCGAGGTCGGCCTCAACTTGGTACGACGATATTTCTGCTGCGTGCTTTACGTTCAACGAGGCTTTCGCGAAGGCCAGCAGCCTCATGGTTGGCCTGTCCCTGCGTAACGCAAGCATTTATCGGTTGGGTATCTCTCCCGTCATGTCCACCCTGAAGTCGTCGGCCGTGGCTGCTGCCACGATCGCAGGCTCTGTGGTTAGCGTTCTCCCCAACGCCAAGTCCGTCGTCATCACCACGGTCGCCGACGCCAACTACACTATCGAAAGCCTCAAGAGCGCATGGCGTGACTTGGGCATGCTGGCGACGTCAGAGTACTGGGAATCGATTTTTCCTGGGATCACTCGCAACTCGTCGCGCGGTCGCACCTTCGTACTGATCGACAACACGAACCGGACGGTCATCGCCCAGCCTGCGCCGAGTGGAAATGCTTCCGGTGGTGGGACGGGTACGCAGGACGCCTACAACCTCGCGGGTATTTTTCTGGGAGATCGCGGCCGCTGGCGCGAGATCATGGAAGTCAATCGGATGCCCGACCCTTACACGAGGGAGGACGGGTCGCCGCTCCAGGTCGGAGATATTGTCCTCATCCCTGACGATGACGGCGTCCCGGCGACGATCACGACCGACAGCCTTTTCGGTTCCGATCTCATGGTGAAAGACGGTGACTTGGTCATGCGAGGGACGGGTGGCCTCGAGATCGTTCGTGGCGAAGAAAATCTCCGGCAGAGCCTGAGCCACCGGCTCAGGACAGTCCGAGGAACCAACCGAATCTTTCCTGAGTTTGGCCTCGCGTCCTTTATCGGGGAGAAGCAGACGTCGAGCCTCATCGCCCAGATCTGGAGCGATATTCAGGCGCAGGTCTCTGCTGACAGGCGTATCGGCTCCGTGATAAAAATCCTCATCGCCGAGGACCCGATGGTCTACACCGTTGGGATCTCTCTTCAGATGATAAATCAGGCCGGCCTGTCGGCCACCTTCGAGTACACCCCTCCGATCTGAGGAAATCATGTCGATAACCCCTCGCACTCCAGACGAAATAAGGCAGTCGCTGATCGCCTACTTGGTCAGCACTGGTGTTCTCACGTCTATTGACGAGGGTGACGTCGCCAGCACGATTTTCGGAGCTTTCTCTGAGGGCCTGTCTGCTCTCGAGCACCGTCTGCTGGATTTTGTCCGGGGCCATCTCTTGGACGTCAGCGGGGATCTTCTCGATGACCGCGTCGCTCAGATTCCGAACGTTCCTCCTCGTCGAGGTGCCTTGCCTGCGCGAGGCGGAGAAGTCGTTCTGACGAAGGAGTCCTCGTACGACACCCTTGAGTTCTCCCCCGGCGCTATCCGCATTTGCAATCCAAACACGCCAACGGTTGTTTACACGAACCGGGACGTGGTCATTTTTGGGACAGGGGTGAGCTCGGTCTCCGGGATTTATTTCATCTGCACGTCTACGGGCTACCTGACCGATGCTCCGCAAGGTACGCTAACCCTAGTCCTTCAAGGAAATGGGATCGCGACCTGCACGAACAGCGCTCCGCTGACCGGGGGTGCCGATCGCGAGGTGGACTCTTTCCTTCGCCAGCGTGCCCAAGCCATGATTCTCAGCTTGGCTCGGAGTCAGGCTTCCGCCATCGAGGCCCTCGCCCTGAATTTCGTGGACTCCAACAACACCACGATCTTGCACGCTAAGGCCTACGAGTACGCCGACGGCCACCGTGGCTACACGGAGCTGGTCGTTTCGGATGGCCAAGGCATGTCCAGCGCGACCCGCCTAGCCATCCCGTCCACCGGCACGCTCCCTGAGCTTCAGGCAGGGTCGCGATACACGTTCTGGTTTGACGGTCCTGCAGCTGACCGAATCAAGATTGCTATCAAGCCGACGCCCAGCGACACCGAGCAGGTTTATACCAGTCCGCAGGACTGGTGGATTCCGATCGAGGAGAAGGGCGTGGGTTGGACCCAGCTCCCCAAGCCTTTTCTTATCCCCGGGGCAACTTGGAGCATCAGCGGCCACTTGGTCTATCAGGGCTGGATCAGCGAGTTCCAAGATTTCGTTAATCGCACCTGCACGGCCGCAGGTACTCGAGTTCGGGTCGTCAAGCCCGACGTTCAGGTCATCACGCTCCGCGCGAACTGCATCATCGAGTCCGGGCGGTCGACGACCATCGTCTTCACGGCCGTGAAAGACTACATCGTGGAGTTCTTCAATCGGCTCGCCCCGGGCGAGCCAGCCTTCATGCACAAGCTTCATGACTGGGTTGCGCAGGTACCTGGGCTTGTGAATATTATTTTCGAGCAGACCGACCTGTACCCCGGATCGCCCCGGACCAAGCTCGTCGCCACGCTCAACAGCATAACCCTGAACTGAGGTACGAGATGTCAACGGGTGACAAGGTCATTTTTCCGCTGCTGAACCAGCGCGTCGACAAGAAAGACCTCAACGACATGCAGGTTCTCCTGCAGGAGACCGTGGGTCGCACGCTGGCCTCCCTTCTCGGAGAAGGCGGCGGAGCTCTCACCACCATCCCATTTACTTGGGACGACGTCACCGACATCGTTACGTTCGGGCCGTTCATGATGGCGTACAGCAGCCCTCAGGACACGGGCACGAACGTAAATCTTCTGGACGGTGGGGTCGTAATTCACGACCCCACCCGGGCGGGTCAGAACGGTTACTCGACCGTGAACCTGTCGGGCATCGGAGCGCTCGGGTACCTGTGGTTCAAGCGGTACGCGACTGAGGCCGATTTCGATAATCGCGCCTATTGGCCCGGACCCGGCACGGGCGAGCAGGTCATCGGCACCAACACGCGCGAGCGCGAATACGTTCGCTTCGCGGTTACGGACTCGCTCGACGACGCGACCTATAATAATTCCACGGGCTGGTGGCGGTTCGGCACCTTCCAGAAGGTGACCCTCCTCGGGACCACCACGCTCCTAATCTACCCCATCTCGGCCTTTGGCGACGATAGAGGTACGGGCGCCAACGGTGTCGTCCAGCTCATGGGAAGCGCAGCTTCCACCGCGACCGGCAGTACGCCTACCCGTAAGTGGGGTTTGAACCGTCTCGCGCAGGACGTGATCAGCAACATCATTCAGATGAAGGACTCGGACGTTACCTTTGACCCGACGACCCGAGCGGTGACCGCAAATCCGAACGGTACGGCTTGGCGGGACGCTCCGACCCAAGGCCTGCGCCAGGTCGCTGACTCTATTTCTTTGCTTCAGGCGTCCATCGATACCTTGAACGATACTGTCACCACCCTGACTGAAACCGTCTCTAACTCTTTCCGTACGGTCTTCTACACACCCCAGGTGCTTGGATTTGTGTACGTGACCGTCGACACCGACGGTGTAGGGAATAAGTTTTTCCGGGCCACTCCGAATTACGGTCCCACGGGCTCTCTCGGAGATCAGACTGGTGTTGAGTCTTTCCTCGTCGAGGTCCTTTATCCCTACGATCGGGCTTGTGAACTGAAGTTCACGATCACGTCCCCGTACGCGATCGACAGCATCGCCACGGTGGCAGGGCTTCTTCCCAGCGTTGACATCGATAAGCACACCGTTGATGAGTCGGCGACCAGGGGCCGCAGCCTTCTTTTCACCGACACGGCTTTTCCGAAGACCTACAGCTCCGCGCCCACGGCGGCCGACTACGGTTCAGTTGCCCCGTCCCCCACGCTGGCGGATGGTCAGTTCATATCTCGGGCCATGGTTGTCAGGTACGACCTTTCTACCAATAAGTTCTTCGCTGAGTACGAGCCCTTCACCCTCGTAGTCTACGGCCGCAACCTCACGCTGGGGGCCTGAACATGAGCACCAAGCCGATTCCAGTTATTGAGCCTGTCGATGACTTCCAGCTCTCCGAGCTCCCTATCGCTTCCGTCCCCCTCGACGGGAGCGATAGTACTCCCAGCACAGGCGCGAGCAGCATTACCGGCTGGCTCTGGTCGCTTCACTCCAAGCCACCTACTTCCAACGCCAGCCTGCTGAACAACGAGACGGCTACGCCTCAGCTGATCGACGTCGATCAGCCTGGGTCGTACCTCATCAGCCTGCAGGTCACCGATAATCTTGGACGCACGTCTCACGCTGGAATTGAACCGCTACAGTCCCCGACGGCCCCTTACGGATTTTCTTTTCCCGCGATCTCCTCGATGATCGCTATTCGAGTCCGTACCCAGAACGGGCTCGTCAAGGCGGCCTACGGGGAGCGCCAGTGGTTGGAGAAGGGTCTGTGGGAGCTCGTAGACGGGGTGGACGAGCTCTTCACGAAGCTCGACACGGTCCCGACCAACGGTCAGATTTACGCTGACGACATTTACGAGTTCTCCGCCGGGCACGGGATCGTCGTTCATCACGACGTGGTGTTGGAGGACGCTGATCTGACCCTGACCAACGGCGTCATCAGCACTCCTCGAGTCCAGGCGCTCGATAATTCCGCCAACATCCGATTTGGTCCCAGCGGCGGTGACCTGCTCTGCACGGCCAATGACGATATCGTCCTCGCAGCTGGGGACAACATTAGCCTCTTGGCTTCGTCGGGAGCTATCGCCGTCGCGGCGTCCGAGACTGTCACCGTCACGGGAGCCGGAGGGGTAGAACTTACGTCTGCCACGGGTGACATCGCCGTCACCTCCACGACCAAGGGTGTCGTGGTCTCGGCCGTTGAGGACATCTCCCTGACGTCGCAAGCGACTGTTACCCTCGATGCCCAGACTGACGTCGAGCTCGTCGCAGTGGGTGACGTGAAGACGCTACCCACCGGCAACGCGGTCACGACTGCAGGTGGCGCGATTCTGATGACGGCAGAGACGGGATTCGGGGCCTACACGGACAACGGAGCCGTCATTCTTTTCGCCGGCGGCAACGCCTTGAATGATACCGAGGACGCGACGGCTACCGTCACGTTCGACGGCATCAACAAGCGTAGAGTCATCGACCTTGACGGGTTCGTCTCCGAACAGAATCACATCCTCACCACGACAGGCAACTCCACGACGGTCGTTATTCCTAATGGTGTGGAGACGCTGATCCCACTTCGCGGCGGGCGGACAGCGCTTTACACCTACGAAGCGCTTTGCGGATCAGGATCGCTACCTAATTTTGCGCTGAGTTTCACAGCCAGCTTCAACGTGGCCGACTTTACTACGCAGAATCATCATTACCTGACTATCTATCTGAACGTAAAGGAGGTCTCTGCGCCCTCGGGTCTGAGGCTTGCCACCTTCACGTTCCAGCCAGGTGGGAGCGTTGAGGTCGATAATAAGGCTTGTATTGTCAGAGGCCTTATTACCTCTTACGTCAAGGACCTCTTCGTCGGCGGCGATGCCACCCTGACTGTGAACGCGACGCACGCTATTGTGACCTCTGCAGGAACCGTCACTGCGTCGACTGTTCTGAACCCGAATGGAAATATAAATTTCTATTTCACGGCCGACAGTAACGATCCTGACGCCGCGATCGCTAACGTCAACGCAGCCTTCAGCCTCATGCGGAGTTCGTAATGTGGTCAGGGCTAGGTAATCTTGTTTTCGGAGGTCTAGGAGATCTCGAGGGCTCCCTTTCCATGGGAGCCGGAGACCCTCCCGGGTTCCAGCACCTTGCGGAAGGGGTGATGGTTATCGGGAGTGAGTTCCTTTGGGACTATTTTTCCGAGACCTCGCGGCAAGCTAGCCCTGTCGCTTACTCTCAGCAGGGTGGTACGCTGATCGACTTGGTTAGCACGCTCGGTCCGTGGCCTACGGGAATGGGACCCTACAAGGCCAGGCTGGTCTCCTGCGTAGGACAGTTCTTTCCCGATACGTACCCGAACGCTCACAGCGCGATCGAGGGTCGTGAGGATGTTCTGACCCCGTTCTACGGAGATCAGGTCATCCGTTTTGCGATGCCTCGGGTCCCGCTCGGTGTTTTCTCCATCATGCTGACCTACGGACCCTACGTCATGCTTCTTCCGAACGTGATTCGGGCGGTGCCGGATCCTTCCTCTCTCGAGGTGAACCGCTTCCGCAGCGTCTTCAACGTCGAGGTGTATTCCAAGCGCGGCCCTGTGACGTGAGGTTCAAATGCTGGTCACGGTACTCAACTCACAGCTGCTGCAGCTGGATGACCTCGACTACAGGGATTTTTCCCTGTCCGTCGTTCCACCCTTTGACGGCTCGCTCGCCATTTCTTTTTCTGAGGGTTTGCTCGAGATAACGCCTCTCACCCCAGGCGGGGAGTACACCATCTCCTGCAAAAAATACGTGGATGATATTTACGACTCAGACGAGTCCGCCACGTTCCTCGTCCCGACGGATGTTGAAAATCCTGCGGGGGAAGTCATCGCTACGGCCAAGCCCCGGCCATTCGGGCTTCTAGAGGCCCTGACTTTCGCCGCCGGCAGGGAGCTCCAAGCTGTTGGCGGAGTCCCCACGACACGAGTGGCCAAGGACCTTCAGCCCGGGGAGACTATTCTCCTCGTGAGGAGCACCTTGGGGTTCCCGTCGAGCGGGAAAATCCGAGTCGAGGGCCTGCTCGTCGCCTACAGTGAAAAGGTCGACACCGCCTTTCGGCTCGCAGAGCCCCTTTATGCAGTCCTCGGGGTGGGGTCTGTCGTCGCCTCTGACGTCAAGTCCATCGAATCAAGGAGCGTCCTGTGA